TTTTACGGAGAACATGATACCTGTACGCACAACGGTATCATTAAGTATTGATTGCTTCTCTGGTTCTGGAATTGTGGCAGGTAACTAATGACTATTTATAAAGGCTCTAGGTACGAGTACTCAACCATTGACTACGTAGCAACTAACACAGACTACGTAGAAAAACCATTAGTTCTATACGCTTTTACTAATCTTGGGTTAGTAAATTACTGGCAGCATACATATCAAGACGGCGAGCGCCTAGACCAGATTGCTTATAAATACTATAAGCGCCCAGAGTTTTGGTGGGTAATACCAGAATTTAACCCTGGCATTGACGACTTCAATAACATTACTCCTGGCACCGTATTGGTTATACCTAATGTTTAAATACATATCTATTAACTTTCCAGATACTTCAGGGCTCAACCCTAAGACTGTGTATGAGGCTACGTTATATCAAAAGCGATATGCCCATGAAGTTGTTGTAGTTGAGTTTAAAGATTGGGGCGTGGAATACGATGTTGTTTCTACAGGCTCCCCAGTTCATATGGAATTTGCTAACCTGACTGAGCGCAGAGACTTTTACGGGTATGTGCACCACATCTCCTTGGATAGAACCCCAGGTAAACACTTTACTACAGTTACCTTTATTGGTGGTTCTTTTCCTATGAAACAACGACGTCAAACTTTATACAAAGATGTAACAGCTGACCAGGTAGTTTCTAAGATTGCTGACACCTATCATTTTGTAGCTAGAACCATTCCGACCTCTCGTATATATCCTCATATAGCTCAAGCTGGGCTATCTGATTGGGAACTCATGGTTCGTTTAGCTAAGCAGAGCGGTTACAGTCTGCGCACAGAAAATACCGAACTTTACTTCCAACCTGTTCTAGAGGACTATAAAAACTATAGGTCTGAAGCTCATCACTTTGTAATGAGAAATCAGAACCATCCAGACGGGTCTAGCATCTACTCTTTTAAACCATTAATCAGCGAATCTATGCCATACGAAGAGGATGAGACTAAGGCCGCGGTTGCTGTAAGTGGAGTTAACGTACTTACTGGTGAAACTCTTTCCGTTGCAACACAGGTAAGAAATAAGAAAACAAGATTTAATCAGAAGATTGAGTTCTTTGATAAGTTTGATGTTGACACTGTAGCTCTTACTCCAGAAGTGGCTGGGTTTGAATCTCAATCAGCTGAGGATAGAAACTCTTTTCCTTATAGAGCTGTTGTTGAGGTTCTTGGTACACCTAGCTTAAGACCAGACATGCCTGTTTACTTGGGCGGAGTTGGTTCACCATACTCTGGTTTTTGGGTTATCTTAGAGGCAGAGCATAAGATTATAGAGACGCAGCTTAATACTTTTATGTACACAACCGTGTTAACAGTAGGCTCTGACTCTCTAGGGGACGCCACCACATGGGTAGACAATAAAGCAATTGTAGTTCCTGATAAAAGACCAGCAAGAACTATCATCCCTAATGTTAAACAGACTAAGGTAAAGCCTGTTACTAAGCTAAGTACTAGAACTAAAATCATTAGTCCATCTAATAAAGGAAGCTTTGGAACTTTATCAAATCGTTCTGGGCAAACAAACGCTAGGGACCCTAAGCCAAGCACTTGGAAGAGCCAGACTAAGTCTTTAGATACAATCGTACCCACAGTCAAGAAACCACCTGCTGTTACAGAGCGGTTGGCTAATAAGAGGGCGGGACGATGACAGACAAAAGATTTTATGGAATCTACAGAGGCGTCTGTATGGATAACAATGACCCAGACAATGCCAATAAGATTACGCTTCAGGTACCGCAGCTATTTGGCACAGAGATAACTAGCTGGGCTTTGCCGTGTACTCCTGTAACTGATAATGCAAACCACCCTGACCATGTAGCGCACCTAGCCACTGAAGTTGCCGCCATGCTTAATTCCCATGCTGACCATGTAGTAAGCGGTACAACAGGCACTGGCCCTTCTTACCCAAGCGGCACTCATACTCATACTTTTACGGCTACCGTTTCTCATACCAATAACCACACTGGTAACACCAATACCCTTAAACACCCGCATCAAACCTCTACAGATGCGCTAGATAAAGACGGTTCAGAGAGCGGGTTGACCGCCGCTGAGCATACTTATCACAGAGCCGTACCAAATGTAGGACAGCAAGTATGGGTTATGTTTGTAGCAGGAGACCCTAACTTTCCAGTATGGATGGGAGTATAACCATGGCTATTAACTCAGCTATTAGTTTGCCATTTTCAATTAATGACGCTGGCGGAGTTGGTTATACAACTGACTTAACCAAAATTTGGCAAGACCGTGTTGTACTTGCGGTTATGACCAGCTTAGGGGAGCGAGTGATGAGACCTACTTTTGGTAGCACCGCTTCTCAAGCTACCTTTTTAAACACAGGTGAGGCTTTAGCTTTAGTTCGTCAAGCAGTAAACATTGCATTTTCTACATGGCTTAAGGAACTTACATTGCTATCTGTTGCAGGAACATCAGACTCTAGTAACGATAACTTAGTATTAACCGTTACTTATAAGCTTCGTGAAACAGACATTGAACAGAGTGTAACGATAAAAACTGCTATTCTAAGCAGGTCGGGAGATGTACTACTGGAGGTACCAACAAATGGCTGATATTAACTACGTTCCACAGGTGGACTACACCTCCAAAGACTTTGCCGCTATTCGTGACGACATGATTAGCCTTATTCCAAACTACCTACCTAACTGGACCAACCGCGACCCAGCAGACTTTGGTATTACTCTTATTGAGCTCTTTGCTTACATGGGTGACATTCTTAACTATTACATTGACCGCGCGGCTAATGAAGCCTTTATCGGTACTGCTACCCAGCGCGATAGTGTTCTGCAGATTGCTCGACTTCTTGGTTATGCTCCATCAGCAGCAACAGCCTCAACTGTAACTGTTCGTTTTTATAACTCATCTAGCAACCCTATTACTGTACCCGCACTTACTCAGGTGGCCACTACTGCTTCAAGCACAGCAGGCACACAAATTATTTTTGAAACTAATACATCAGTTACCGTACCAGCTAAATCAGGAACAGTTAACGGGCAGGCTGATGTTGCTTGCACACAGGGCTATACAGTTACAAACGAACCTGTTGGCATCTCTACAGGTGAGATTAACCAAGTATGGGCGCTCGCCAAGTCTCCTCTTATCCAAGGTTCATTGTCAGTTACTGCAGGGACGGTACCTTATACACAGGTGCCTTACCTTATTGACTATACAAACTATGACCCAGTGTTCTCTGTTTATACAAATGCCGCTGGAACCTCTTATGTTTTGTTTGGCGATAACATTAGCGGACGTGTCCCAGATGCAAACGCTGCACTAACAGCCACCTACCGTGTAGGTGGAGGTGCAACAGGAAACGTGGCTATTGGTGCCATCAAGTCTGTCTTGACAAATAGCACAAGCGGCCTAAGCGTAACTAACTTAGCAGCTGCCAGCGGTGGAGCTGACCAAGAATCAACAGACTCTATTAGAGCTAACGCGCCTTTAAGCTTAAAGTCTCTCAACAGAGCCGTATCTTTAGCGGATTATGCCTCATTGGTTAAGTCAGCAGGTGTGGCTAAGGCTAACGCAATTGCAGACGTATACTCAAGCGTTACTGTGTTCTTTGCTCCGTACGGAGATAGTGGAGTTCAAATTGATGGCGTAACCCCTTCAAATATCTTTAACAACTTAGCGGCTACAGTTAAGACGTTTTTAATTGGAAAGATTCCAGCCAATACAACTGTAACCTTCCAGCCACCTTCTTATGTACCCGTTAACATTAGCGCAAACATTACTGTTCTTCCGCAGTATCGTTCAAGCTTAGTTACCACTGCGGTTAACTCTGTTCTAGCTAGCTTGCTAGCTTTTGATAACGTTAGCTTTGCAGATAAAATTACCCTTAACGATGTAACAAAGGCTATTAATTCTGTTGCTGGCGTGGGGTATACACAGGTTACTCGCCTTGTAAGAAATGATGCCGACGTATACGCCACAATTAGCAACAAGGCTGCAAGCGGAACAGTAGCTACTATAACAACTTCAGCGGCTCATGGGCTTAACGTGGGTGACACTGTGCAGGTAAGCATTAGCAGTGACACGACCTTTAGTGGCACATTTGTTGTTACAGGCGTACCTACAACTACTACCTTTACTTATGCGTTAATTTCTTCTGTAGTAACAACTACAACCTCTACAGGTACTGCGTATAAGTTGACAACCAAAGATGTTATCTGCGGAGCTAACGAAATCCCTACGCTCAACAACACAGCAACTGGGTTAGTACTTACCTTTACAGGGGGAATCAATAACTAATGGCTCGCTA